GGATAAAGACCGATTTATAAATTATTTTAAAGGAGGACTAAATTATGTCAGTACAAATAACTACAGCTTTTGTAGAACAATATAAAAGTAATGTATTTCATTTGGCACAACAAAAAGGTTCAAGATTAAGAGATGCTGTTAGAACAGAAACAGTAACTGGAAAATCACATTTCTTTGAAAGAATCGGCTCTGTTGCAGCAGAATTAAGAACTTCCCGTCATTCCGATACTCCACGTATGGATACACCACATTCTAGACGTAAAGTAACAATGGATGATTATGATTGGGCAGACTTAATTGATAATGAAGACAAAGTAAGAATGCTTATTTCCCCACAATCAGATTATGCACAAGCAGGTGCATGGGCTATGGGAAGAGCAATGGATGATGCTATTATTACAGCAGCTACAGGAAACGCTTTAGGCGGAGTAGCTGGTGGAACAACAATTGCATTACCATCAGGAAACAAAGTAGTGCATGGAAGTGCAGGGTTAAATCTTGCAAAACTACTTTCTGCAAAAGAAATCATTGACGCTAATGATGTTGACCCAGAAGAAGAAAGATTTTTAGTGTGTACAGCAGGTCAAATAACAGACTTGTTAAATGTTACACAGGTAACATCTTCTGATTTTGCTACAGTAAAAGCATTAGCACAAGGTGAAATTGATACTTATCTAGGATTCAAATTTATCCGTACACAAAGATTGGGTACAGATAGTGATGGAAACAGACAAGTATTAGCGTTTTGTAAATCAGGAATAGGCCTTGCATTAGGTGCAGATGTTACAACTAAAATATCTGAAAGAGCTGATAAAAATTACGCAACACAAGTATTTCTATCTATGACTATCGGTGCAACTCGTATCGAAGAAGAAAAATTAGTAGAAATTGCCTGTACGGAATAAAATTTAAAACAAGGAGGACATTAACATGGCCGTAACAACACAAAATAGCACAGAGTATGCAAACGCAATAGCTACTCCACTAGTAACAGCAAACGCTGTAGCTGATAAAGGTAAACTAAGAACACTACAGTTTACACATAATCAAAGTGGAGTTGGTGATGCAGGTTCAACTGTTACCCTTGGGAAACTCCCTGCAGGTAGAGTTAAACTATTAGGTGGCTTATCAAGATTCTATTGTAACTGGACAGCAAGTTCACAAACAATGGATTTAGGATGGGCAGCTTACGAAGATTTAGATGGAACAGCAGTAACTGCTGACCCAGATGGTCTAGTAGATGGTTTAGACGTTGATACTGTTGGCTACTTTACAATGGAAGGAAACACTGCAGCAGGTAAACTGCTTGGTGGAAACTACATTTTTGAAAGTAAAAAAGGAGTTACCATCGTAGCGAAAGCCGTTGGTGCTTTGGCAGATGATGATGATTTAGTTGGAACAATTACTTATATTGTAGACTAAATTTAAACATTGAGGGTAGTGTAAAAGCTACCCTCTAAAGGATAAAAATGGCAACTGAAGTTTCAATATGTTCAAACGCACTTAGAAAATTAGGGGATGACCCTATTACATCTCTTACTGATGATACAGAAAGAGCTAGACTTTGCAATGCTTTTTATGAACCATCAAGAGATGCTGTGCTAAGAATGCACCCTTGGAATTTCGCAATAACTAGAGCAAGCCTTACACGATTATCTTCTGCTCCTGCATATGAATATACCTATCAATACGCTTTACCAACTGACCCGTATTGTTTAAGAGTATTGTCTATGGAATACGAAGATTATGTTTTTAAAATAGAAAATTCTGCGACTGAAGGTCGAGTGCTATTAACAGACGAAAGCACTGCTAAAATATTATACGTAGCTAAAGTAACTGACACAAATCAATTTGATTCATTATTTGTCGATGTGCTTACAGCAAAATTAGCGTTAGATTTAACCTATCCTGTTACTAATAGTACATCATTACAAACCCAAATGGAGAAACTGTATCAAGCAAAACTTTCTGAAGCAAGAAGTGTTGATGGTCAAGAAGGATTTATGACAGACCTTGTATCAGAAACATTTACTGATTTTAGAAAATAATGGCAAGAGTACACCCTTTTCAATCAAATTTTACAGCAGGCGAAATTAGCCCTAAATTAATAGGGCAAGTTGATTTTAAAAAATACGCAAATGCTGTAGAAACTTTAGAAAATATGACTGTGTTTCCGCAAGGTGGTGCAACAAGAAGATATGGAACTTCCCACGTTACAGAAGTAAAAGATTCTTCTAAAACCACAAGATTAATACCTTTTGAGTTTAACGTTACGCAATCATACGTTCTTGAGTTTGGACACCAATATATAAGATTTTACAAAGACAATGGGCAAATAGTTGAAGATGATAAAACTATATCGGCTATTACAAAAGCAAACCCAGCAGTAGTAACAGCAACTTCACATGGATACAGCAATGGCAACCATGTATGGATTAATAATGTTGTTGGTATGACAGAAGTAAACGGAAGAAGATACACAATAGCAAACGTAACAACTCACACATTTCAATTATCTGGTGTAGATTCTACTAACTATACAACATATGGCTCAAATGGAGATGCGCAAAAAGTTTATGAAATATCTACAACTTACACAGACGCACAAGTTTTTGATTTAAAATTTACGCAATCTGCAGACGTTATGTACATAGTTCACCCGTCTCATGAGCCAGCAAAATTAGTAAGAAGCGACCACGATAATTGGACTTTATCTGACATTACTTTTATAAAAGGACCATATTTAGCGCAAAATACGACAACAACAACAATGCAAATAAATGCAGTTACTGGTAGTTCAAAAACTGTTACAGCATCAGCAGTTACTGGTGTAAATAATGGCGATGGATTTACAAGTGCTGACATTGGAAGAGTAATAACTTTTTTAACAGGACATGCTAAAATAACAGGCGTTACAGACACAACACATTGCACAGTTGATATTACAACAGATTTTTCAGGAACAGGAACAACAGCAGATTGGAAATTAGGATACTGGTATCCATCAGCAGGTTTTCCAGAGACAGTATCTTTTTTTGAAGAACGATTAATATTTGGTGGTTCTACAACATATCCACAAACTATATGGGCATCAGAATCTGGATTGTATGAAAGTTTTGACGTTGGGGATTCTAGTGCATCTAATTCTTTTATATATACAATTGCAGCAAATAGAGTAAATAAAATTCGCTGGTTAGCACCAGCACGTGATTTAATAGTAGGAACAGCAGGTGGTGAATTCAAAGTTGGTAGACCTACAGGTGAGCCTTTAAAACCAGATAACGTACAAATAATACAACAAACTACGTTTGGTGGTTATACAACGCAACCAATACAAATAGGTAACGTAATAATGTTCGTCCAAAGACAGCAAAGAAAAGTTAGAGAGTTTGCTTACAATTTTCAAGATGATGCGTACATTGCACCAGACATGACTTTGTTATCCGAACACGTAACAGAAGGTGGCATAATAGACGTAGACTACGCACAAGAACCAGATTCTGTTTATTGGGCAGTGCGCACAGATGGTACATTGCTAGGCATGACTTATCAAAGAGATGAAGACGTTGTTTCTTGGCATAGGCATTTGTTAGGTGGTAAAGCAACAAGTTGCACAATTACAGTAACAGATTATGCCAACATACAATCTGGCAGTAAACTTAAATTTACAAGAAGAAATGGCACAGAAGTTACATTTACATCTACTACAGGTACAGCAGGAACAAATGAATTTAAATCACAAACAAACAATAATACAACAGCTACTAATTTAAAAACTACAATAAATGGACACGCAGATTTTACAGCTACAGTAGCTTCTAATGTTGTAACTGTGTCAGAAACAACACCAGAATCTACAGGATATTTAACTGTAATAAGTCAAGATTCTGTTAGATTAGCTAAAGTAAATGAAAGTCAAGCAAAAGTAAAATCAGTAACATCTATAACAGAGCCTACTGAAAATCAAGTGTGGGTCATTGTAGAAAGAATTATTGGTGGCGCTACTGTGCAACATGTAGCTTATTTAGATGTAACATGTAGCACAGATTCAACACTAGCAGGAACAGTTACAGGGTCTAGCACTAAAGTTACAAGCCTCGACCATTTAGAAGGAGAAACAGTACAAATACTTATAGACGATGCTGTATATCCAAAACAAAAAGTTACAAATGGAGCTGTAACAATTAGTCTGCCAAGTACATTTGCTTCCAAAAGTATTAAAGTAGGATTAGGATATGTATCAACGTTAAAAACATTAAATATTGAAGCAGGCGCACAAGCTGGAACTGCACAAGACAGAAAAAAAAGGTATAATGAAATAAGTGTAAGATTACACAAAAGCGTAGGTGTTACTATAAATAATGACCAGTTACCATTTAGAACGTCAGCAGATGAAATGGGAGCGCCAATACCAGAATTTACAGGAGATAAAAGAGTTACTAACTTAGGTTGGGACAGAAGAGGGCAAATAACTATTCAACAAAAACAACCT